CTGCAATACCTAAGAAAAACGCTTCTCCTGCCGCAGAAGTTAAGGCTAGTTCATTGCTGGCTCTGACATATAAATTACCTGTCCCTGTATCTGTTATATAACTATTAAACCCATCATGATAAACCTGTAAATCATCACTATCACCAAACGTAGCCTTGTCATTGTCACCCAATGCTATGCCGCCGTTGGCTGTGATTTCGCCAGAGGCAGTCAGCGTAGTAAACGCGCCAGTAGAGGCAGACGATGCGCCAATAGTCGTGCCATCGATAGAACCGCCGTTAATATCTACGCTAGTTGCCACAAAGTTAGAGCCATCAGCCCTAGCAAGCTCAAAGCCGCCAGCAGTCGAGCCATCATGGACTACCAAAGTATCTTTTGTAGTGTTTACTGAAATCTCACCTTCTAAACCTGTAAAGGATGCGTGTTCGGTAGTTGTGCCTCTGCGTCTTTGTACTGCTGTAGTCATTTCATTACTCCGGCTTAGTTGGCCAAATTATATCATCTATTGATATTGCGTCAGGATAGGTTTCTGTTATATCCCTTAGCTCTTGTCTGTATGTTGCCCATTCTTCTTTTTTACTGTCTGACAAAGGCGAATCAGAAAATTGTGTCCAATCTGACTTTAATAATCTTTGATTTCTTCTCGCCCTAACATTTGCTTGAACTATCAAAATCAATTCAGCATCAGTAGGCTGATCAGGTTCTGGCTGATTGCATACTTTACCATCAATAATCATGTGGATTGAATCGTCAGCAATGCCTTCCATTACAAACTCATTATCTCCGGCTTGCATTTCAAGATCACTATCAACGCACGAACCTGTGCGAAGAATAAAGCCCTCAGAATCATAAACAATAAATGATTTCATTTTTTAAGCTCCATGGTGATTAAGTTCCGTTTGCTAACTTGAATATTATTTCCTTGCCTGCCAATTTCTAATGTATAAGTGGCGATTCCAGACGAGCCAATGTGCTGATAACTGCCATTAACCATTCCTGTTTTATAATTTGGGCCGGTGTCTAAATACCAAAGTTTTCCATAATCTAATATTACAGTTCCATTTCTTCGCAAGCGCACATAAATTCTTGCGTAGTCAAGGTCGCCAGAATCGCTATCTCCTGACATTACATCACCAAAGAAAGACCAAAAAATTTCTGTAGATGTTCCGGCGCTTTCAGTAAATGTTACTGATTGGGCTGTTGCGTAATTTATAGATATATTGTCATATTGATAAAATGGAAACAAATTACCAATAGTAAAAGCACCAGTCGGCAAGGTTACTGCGTTTCCTGCGATCTGTAGTGTATCAACAGACAAATTAGCAATCTTGCCCGTAGTAACGGCTAGGTTAGCAATCTTTGCTGAAGTTACAGCAAGGTTGCCTATCTTAGCATTAGTGATTAAGCCGTCATTGATCTGAGCGGTATTAGTAATAACACCAGAAGCAGCGATTAAACCTCCTGTAATAGAGTTTGCTGCTATTTTGTCTGTAGTGATGGCCTCTGCAAATATCTTAACGGAAGTAATAGCGTTAGCTGCAATAGCATCAGCCCCTACCGCGCCAGCTTGTATCTTGCCAGCAGTGATAGCGTCAGTATCAATTTTAACGCTTGTAATCGCGTTAGCAGCAATACTGTTTGCCGTCACAGCATCAGCGGCAATTAAGTCTGCAGTTATAGCATCAGCAGCAATCGCGGCAGTAGTTATCGAACCAGCAAATATAGAGTCAGCAGTAACAGCGCCTGTCGCTATCTTATTTGCCGTTATTGCATCAGCGGCGATCTTTACAGAAGTAATCGCATTGGAAGCAATAGTGTCAGCAGTGACAGCACCAGCAGCCAGCTTTGTAGTCGTAATAGCGCCCGCTGCTATCTCTGTAGCTGTTACAGCGCCAGCATCTATCTTGCCAGCGGTTATAGCAGCAGCAGCGATTTCATCAGCAGTAACAGCCCCAGCAGCGATCTTTACCGTAGTAATCGCGTTAGCGGCAATACTTTCGGCGACAACCGCACCAGCTTGTATTTTAGTTGATGTAATAGCGTCGGCGGCAATAGTTTCAGATATGATCGCTCCGGCAGCTATCTTTTCAGATGTTATAGCAGCCGCATCAAGTTTTTCGGTAGTTACTGAGCCAGCAGCTAATTCTAAAGCGGTGATTGCTCCAGCGGCAATTTCGGCAGCAGTAATGGTGTCAGCAGCTATTTTCCCTGAAGTGATAGAGTTTGCAGCTATCTCGTCAGCAGTAACAGCACCAGCCGCTATTTTCTCAGTGGTAATTGCTGCTGCGGCAATCTCATCTGCTGTAATAGCACCGGCTGCAATTTTAGCGGTAGTTACAGAACCAGCAGCTAGTGACTCGGCAACTACAGCACCTGCTGCAATCTTGTCAGCCGTAATAGCATCAGCGGCAATGGTACTTGCTGTGACAGCATCGGCTGCTATCTTGCCCGCTGTAATTGCATTTGCTGAAATCTTTTCAGATGTGATGGCATTCGCTGCTATTTCGTCAGCAGTTATAGCACCAGCGGCAATTTCGGCAGCGGTAATAGTGTTTGCTGCAATAGCGTCAGCAGTAACGGCATTAGCTGCTATTTCATTAGCGGTAATTGCATCTGCTGCTATTTTAACGGTAGTAATAGAATTAGCTGCTATTTCATCAGCCGTAACTGCTCCCGCTGAAATCTTAGCCGTAGTGATTGCGTCAGCTATTATCTTATCGCTGGTAATTGCATTTGCAGCAATTTCAGAAGCTGTTATAGCATTGGCTGCTATTTTAGCTGTCGTAATAGCATCACTTGCTATCTTGGTAGTAGTTATAGCTTCCGCTGCAATAACATCTGCTGTTACAGCGTTTAAAGCTATTTTAGCGGTAGTAACTGCATTAGCACCAATTTTCGTTGCCGTTATAGCGCCAGCAGCTATGACATCACCTTGAATAGCGTCAATCGCAATCTTTGCGTTAGTAACTGCATCGCTGGCAATCTTTGTTTCCGTAATCGCTCCAGCAGCTATAACGTCAGCAGTAACGGCATTCAAGGCTATCTTTGCGGTAGTCACTGCATTAGAGGCGAGCTTTAAATCATTAACAGCGCCGTCCAATAACTTTTCACTAGTTATGGCCCCTGCTGCTATTACATCGCCACTAACTGCATCAACAGCCAATTTTGCATTCGTTACCGCATCATCAGCAAGTTTCAATGAAGTGACAGCATTTGCCGTAATTTTCTCAGAAGTAATAGCACCTGCCGCAATCACATCAGAGGTAATGGCATTTACCGCAATCTTTGCATTTGTTACAGCGTCATCAGCCAGCTTTAATTCGCTTATAGCGCCGTCTAATATCTTTGATGCAGTTATAGCGCCTGCTGCGATAACAGCGCCCTGAATGGCATCTACAGCTATTTTAGCGTTAGTTACAGCGCCAGCAGCAATCTGCGTGTTTGTAATTGTTCCTTGCAAGTCAACTGTGGAAACTGTTGCAATAAATGCAGTACCGGTATATCGGTAAGTTTTATTGTCTGTCGTTAAGAATACCTGTCTACCTTGGAAGTTACCTGTCGTTGGTAATACTGTAACAATCTCAATCGGACGCAAGTTACTTGGAAAGTTGGCAGCAGCCAAAGCGCCAGACACATCAGCGGCAGGAATAGAGGTAACAAAAGAAGTTCCTGTATAACGGTATAACTTGTTATCAGTAGTTAAAAATAATACTTGCGGGCCAGTATATCCAGAGGGATTGGGCAATACAGTAACTACGGCAATCGGCTCAATTCCCTCAGCAAATGAAACAGCGTCTACAGTTCCTGCTTCAATAGAGAAAATGTCATCAGTCCAAACTGAACTTGTAGCGTCCCATCGCCACAGCTTATTGTTTGTTGTGTCGTATTTAATCTGCCCGTCAAAATCTCCGACAGCAGGAAGCGTAGATACAGGCTCAATACCATAAGCACCAGCTTCGCTAAACAGGTTATTTACTTGTTCACTAAATGAATCAGAATCAACAAATAATGTTGTAGCAGATGCAACGGTTGAGAAGTCTGATACATTGCCGCTGTAATCAACTGACTTCAGCCAGTAGTATTTTAAGACGTTGTAACCAAGACCAGTACGGCTGAAATAATCGCCTCCAGCAATCGCTATCTTTGTCGCTGTTTCAGGATTATTTACATTATTTTCCCAAACTTGAACATGGCTATAATCAGGGTCAGTAGGTGGAATCCAGCTAAGTGTTATTTCACGCAAGCTGCCAGTAGCAATAACTGATTCGGGAATTGATGGAGCATCTGTGTCGCCTTCCGCAAGTCCTGAAAGAGTTACCCAATTACTGCGAACGCCAAGCTCGTTGATTGCCCTAACTCTAATGTTGTAGTTTGCGCTAGGTGTAACCCCTGTCAGGATATATTGAGTAGTAGTCACAAACGAAGAATTATAATCAGGCTCATCAGTGGCTACTGACTCATCAATAGAACCATAATCCAAAAGAACAGAAGAAGCCTCAGTAATAAGCCCATAAGATTCTGAAGTGATGTATTCGTCGGCTATGCTCCCATAGTCAATAAGGGCAGAGCCTCGCTGATATTGCACCTCATATTGCGTTACAAACGCATCTTCGCTTGCTGTCCAATTTAAACGAATAGATGGCAACAATGTTCCGTCACTGGCAATAACTGTAGTTGATATTGCAGTTAAGTTTGTTGGCGGCTGGGTAACCCTCCCGTTGTACAGATCAATTTCGCCACCAGTTAAATAATCCTTTTCGTCAGAAGATGCCCAGTCGTATATTTCAGCAGTTGTTTCTATGGCTTGAACATTAACAACAATAGCGCCTTCTGAGCTTAGATTAAAATCGTAACCTATAACCTCAAACACTTTTTGATTCCAACCCATTTTTGAGTTGGTGACCATGATGTTGTCGCCTGCTTTAAACTTTAAGGCAGTCAAATTACAAGGCAAATTTATTGTTGTTTGCTGCCTAGATCGCAACAACACTATCTTTGCAATTCTTTGTGATCTTGCGCTATTGGTGGTGAACGGCATCGCCAAATCAAGATAGATCGGGTCGCCATCTTCAATGCTATAAGATGAACTAATTTGAGCAGGATAATCAGCTAATGTGTAATTATCGTCCTCGCTAAGAAAAACACCTTTCACGCCATTGTAAAGACTTCTTCTTGATTGCTTGGTCTGTACTTCAATACCGCCAGAAAGTACCGATTCATCAATAACAACAGTAGGCGAAGAATACTCTGCACCGCGAATAAAATACTCACCGCCTGAATAAACAAGATTGCCTGCCATAGCAGACAGCATCGCTTCAAGATTATCTTTTCTTGAGTTGGCTGTATCTACTACGCCATCAAGTGTGTATCTGGCCTGAGTTCCACCAGAAGTTAAAGCAACTTGCTGGTTACATAAATTGGCAGTTGATAATAATGCGCTTAAATTGACTGAGCCTGATTGTTCTGCAAGACCGTATTTGCTGTCTGTTAGATAATCATAAACGCACAAGGCTGGGTTTTGAGTCCACTCAGTGTTTCCGTTTGATGGGTTGTATATTTTCTTGCCGCGAATAACTGCCGATATGTTTGGAAGCCCTTGCGAGAATTGATCTGCGTCATACTTCAACCGAACATACAGATAAGCCGTATCGTTTAGAATATGCTCTGAAGTCCAAAGAGTTGATGAAGATACAAGGGTAGGGTCAGCAGTTGTCTGAGAGCCGTCATAAAACCCTATATGAACGAAAGAACCCCAATCATCTTGGAAAAAATTGTCCCATACTTTTTGATCGTTAAACCAGATTTCCTCGTAGCCGTCTATCTCGTGGCCTGCAATAGCAATTACCATGTGCAGGTATTCATTTTTACTTCCAGTAGAATCAAGAAAGACTACAGCGCCTCCAACCCTAGCTCTACCATAAACAAGTTTTCTTGAAGCGTCAGGCTCTCTAACCGTTATACCTGTTCCTGCCATAGATTGACCAAATGACGGCTTTGGGGCTAACGCTCTTGAAAGCATTGAAAGTCCTGCGCCTATGGCAAATGCACCAGCAAAAGCGCCTAAACTTAATGCAACAAATCCACCAGCAGCCCATGCGCCACCAGCAGATGCCAAACCAGCTATTACCGTAACTGCCATTTTACTTACCTACAAAACATTTCGAGTAAATGCGTTCGATCAAATCGAACCCCATGCCGATCATTAACTGGTCAAAAGGCAAATGCACCTTTGTGTTTATCATCATCAAAGATACGCCATCAGCTTTGCAGTGATCTTCGGCGTATTTTATCAGCTTATAGCCTGTCGCGCCTGAGCGATATTCTGGGAGAACAAATACAACGTCATTCGATGCAAATTTATGGTCTTGATAGTGTACGCTTTGGTTTACAATAAGTACGCAATATCCAACTAAATTACCATCGCTTCTTGCGGTAAATATACGCAAAATGCCAGCGGCATCAAGCCTTGCGTATTCTTTCCAATTTGGGTTTAGTTTTATTATACCTTGGTTTAAAGCAACCATTTCCCAATGCTTTTCCAGCAATGGTTTAATATCTTCTTTGACGTTAGCTAAACATTCGTGAGCAATTGAGATCATTAGTATCTACTTCTAGCAGCGTTATCAGCACCTCTTGAGCCAGAGCCATTTTGCGACGACGGTGTTGGTCTGCCCCAGATTATTTCTTTCTCTTGTATTTTTGCCACAAACTCAAAGCCCTTGTCATTTTGGTAATCAATCTTTTGATCTTCTGAGGTGTAACGTCTGACAGATGCTCGGTCAAAAGCGATCAATTTGTTTTCTGCGCTTATAACTATGCTTGAAGTTTCCCCAGAATCAGAGATATTCATTACGTCCATGAATCCGCTAAACAATACAACAGGGCTAGATATAATGTCCCCGCTATCATTTAAAGCTCCAAGATACAAAGTAATTACTCTGCCTTGGTATGGCTCATCTCTGGCAATAGTTAAAAGCGATTGCTTCACCCCAGCCAAGGCAATGCTTATCCCTGAAGCTGTAAGCTCTGCGCTTTCGCTAATTTGGCTGATAGATAATAAATCCCCAGCGCCTAAATATGTATCACCGTCAAATGTTAAACTGCCAATGCCAGACCATAAGTTTACATCGCCAGCGTCGAACTCGGCTTTCATTAAATAAATAGGTCGAACTAAATCAGCAGACGCTACCGCCTGCATTTCAGTGCTTAATACTCTGCTCATAATGCCTCGATGAATGCCAAGGTAAAACCGTAATGTGAAGCTGTGCTGATTGACCAGCCAATATCATTTGATGCCATGCGCCAAAGGCTTGTCGGCAAAGTAAAGTCTAGCACTGAACCGCTTGCAGCTTCAGACCTTAGTGGAGGTTGAAACTCTAACACGCCTGAGCCTGAAGCCTTGCCAACTGTAACCATATATAAGTAATTATTTAGATTAAAGTAGTCGCCAGCGGATACGGCGGAACCTGTTGCAGTCAAGCTCTCTGATCGGATAGTTGTTATGCCAGAGGTGGTAGCAGTTGCAGAGCTGGTGTGCAGCGGATTACCAAACGTGAACGTGCCTTCTCGACCTTTCAGCCCAATGATAAACGCCTCTACCTCTCGCGCCTCAGAATGGGTTAATGGGGGCAGCGTTACTTCGCATTCCCATCTTGCGCCTTGGTGAGCATATACCTGAGTGTCTAACGTAAACGGCGATTCAGATACGGCAACAACGCGCCGCAATCTCATGTTTAAACTTTGTATCCCTACGCTTGGGAATGCTAAAGGCATTTTATGCTCCTACCAGTGACTTGCTGTAACTACCGCCTCGCATTCTAGCATCAGCTACGGCACTTTTGGCAGCGTTTGCGATCTGTGGCATCAGGGTAGCAATCTCGGCACGAACGGTCTGTTGAACGCCTGTGCTTACGTTAATGGTCTGATTAACCACTACGCTACCACCTCCGCCTAGTCTATCGTTTGGAACAATAGAGCCGCTCTGATTTGGAATAAACATCTCAGTGCCGCGCTCGCCAACCATATATGGCTGACCTCGTTGAACAGAACCGCCGATAGCCTTACCGCCATAGTTGTCTGCAAATGGGTCACTCATATCAAAACCATACCCATCTCGCATACTAGCAATTCCTCTATCAATGGCTGTTGTAATGAATCCAAAAGCAGCATCTACAATGTACTTTTGGATCAGCATTTTAATCAGGCTGTCAACTACGCTCTTAGACATCGACTTAATGGCTTCGGCAAAGGTAGCTGCGCCAGTAACGCCAGCGGTAAGCGCATCGGTTAATCCGTTCAGACCTTGATTAGCAAGAGATTTTAGAGATTCATCAAGGTCTGGAATTGATAGCCTCCACTCCTCAAACGCATCTTTAAATAGATTAGTTTGTTCTAAAATGGTGTTTTCTTTTGGCACGTAAGTAAATACGTTATCAATAATTCCTTTTAGTTCTGCGGCTTCTGCTTCTAGTGCAGGTATATCAATAATTGACCCCATGTTAATTTTATCGGCAGGGGTTATTCTTGTTAAGTTTCCTTTGGCTATTTCAAGCCTATTCATAGCATCTTCCCAAGCAAGCGTAACGCTTTGAAGGTCGCGCCCAATTCCACCAAACATTAGCTGGCCTGTCATCTTTAGGCTTAATGCGTGGTCTTGACTTAATGCATTATACGCTTCCCCAAGCATATTAACTTGATCTGTTACGCCTTGTATTTCATCTTTAGCCAAAAAGGTACGAAAATCGTTAATCTTTTTCTGCATGAAATTGTAAGCATTTGAAATTCCAGAAAGAATTGACTTAATGCTTTTGGCTATAGATATAGTTGCGTCAATAAAACCTTTTGCTAAATCCTTAGCCCAAAGCTGAATGCCGTCAGGCGTTTGATTCAATACCATAAAGAAGTTAATGAACCGTTCAGCAACATGCTTAATAGCTGGGGCAAGTGCGGCGACAAATTGATCTCTTAAACCTTTGCCGATAGAGAATAAATCGTGCAGTGCATCTTTCGCTTTCTCAACTCCGCCAGCAGCATTGCTAGACATAACAATGCCCAAAGCCTTAGCGCGACCGAATAAGTCCTCAAGACCTTTGGAGCCAAGTGATAAGGTGTTTACAAGGGCAACACCCTCAGAGTCAAACAGTTTAAACGCTAGGCGAACCTTGTCGGCCTCACTGCCAACGCCAGAGAATGCGTCAGACAGCACAAGCATCTGCTGATCAAGTGAAAGTCGTTGGAGTTTTCTGGCATCAATGCCAAGTTCTTTAAGTGCAGACTTAGCTTCGCCCGTACCTTTTGCAGCTTCAGCCGTTCGCCTAGTGAATCTCTGCATAGCCATGTCAAGCGTGTTTGTTGCTACGCCCGATATTTCAGCAGCATAACGTAAAGCACTAAGGGCTTCAGTGGTTGTACCAATCTTGTCAGCGGTTTTCTTTAAGGTGTCTGTTGCATCAATAGATGCTTTGACCATGTAGCCAAAGCCAGCAGCGCCACCAAGAACAACTAGGGCAGAGCGCATACTGAATACGGCAGAAGTTATCCCAGAGAGTGCTTTCGTTACGCCATTGAAGGCAGGCTTAGTCTTGTCAAACGCCTTAATAACAATGTTTACATTTTCAGCCATTAGATTCGCTCATTATCTGGAAGTAAGCCACCCACTCATAGAAGTGATTGAGCGGCATTTCTTCTGCTTCTTCAATTGTTATGTGCAGCCGATCAGCCAAGGATAATAAGTTCATTCTTAACGGATCGGCTTTTAGTTTTTTGCAGCCACCTCAACGGACTCAATCTGAGCAAACATCTGATTAGCAATCTCAGAGATTACATTCGTTTCTTCACCCATCAAGTCGATTCGATCTTCAGCAGACGTAAACAGCTTGGAGCCGCTTTCATCTTCTGCCTTCATGCAAATCAAATCAACCATTGCGCCGATTGTAGTGTTTTGAAGAAAGTCAGGGTGCTTCTTCTGTAGCTGATCTAAGTCGTAGCAGGTAATCGGTCTGCAATACATCTTAAAAGCGCCAGAATCGTCACCCCATGCAGGGACGATAACTTCTCGTGCGTTGATCTTTCTTCTATTTCGTAGCTCTCTTGCTAACCCCATATTTTGCCCCTTATGGTACTGTGGTTTCTGTTACTGCTCCGCTGCATTGTACTGTGAAGCTCGCCTCAACCATGCCATCAAAAGATGCAGTGATTGAACGGCTTGTTACTACGCCAGAGCCAGACAGGAATAATTCGCCTGAGCCTGTGCCAGTTGGGTATAGAGCAAAATCAATTGAAGCGCGCTCATCAAGAACGAGATGCTGTGCGTCCGCTTTATCCCAATAAACATCAAAAGACAAAGTATTGGTTTTGAGTCCAGCTTTATAGCTACGAACTGAATCACCCATTACGCTGCTTTCAATCGTGTCGGCTGAACCGTCAAAAGTGAATGAGCGAACTTCGCCTACAACAGCAACAGAACCACCTGCCGCCGCAATCTTTACTACTCCGCTTGAACCTGTAGTTGTTGCCATTTTGAATTACCTCTGTTTAAAATTAAGTTGTGCCGCGTGTGTATTGATACAGAACGCGAACTGTCATTATAACCCCACCAATGGGGTCGATAGAACCTTCATCAATCTCGATGCTTGTTATCTGCGTATCTAGCGCATTGCCGCCACGCTTCCTGTCTACATCAAGACCTTCTTCAATGGCTTCAATTATAATGTTTCTTGCCGTATCAATAACTCCGGCTTTTACAAAACAAACTAACTCATAATTGATGGTGGCCATGCGCTGGGTGATCGAACCGCCCAGACTGGAATCTTCTCTATCTTCGCCAGCACTACGAACCAAGATGGCCGGATACTGTGCATTGGATAGCTTGTTAAAATCAAACGGTTCGCGGGTAACGTACTTAATCTTCACCGGCAAATTAACCGCTTGAAGCGTTGTTACAATGTTGTTTGCTATGTTTTCTCGAACACTCATTTCAACGCCTTAAAAAATACTTCGCTTAATCTCTGTTGCTCTTTGCGACTAAACCCAAAGAAAGGGCGCGTCTTGTTATTCATCGCGGCCTTTTTAGATTCTGTAGCTCTACTGAAGAATATCTCAGCCTGCTTCCCGTTAGCCTTAGTTGTCATCGAGCCAAGCATCTGACCAGTAAATTGTAAATCTGGCTTAGTGCCTCTTTTCTTTTTAGATCGGAACAACCGATAAGCATAAGAATATGGCTTAAAAGCACCGTCCTTATAGCCTTGCGATTGACTGGTACGATCTTCAATAATGCTAACGCCGACCTGAGCCGTTATAGATAATGCCATCTTAACGCTGGCCGATAGCTCTTTGCCTTTCTTGCCTAACCGCTTGGCAATCTCTTTAGCGTTTGAGCCAACACTGATTTCCATTTATCTAACCAGCCTGCCATGATTAACGGCAGCTTTCTCACTGTCATCAATCACATTATCATCGTCTGCATCGTACTCTACACCGTCTTGGAATACGGCTTCTAGTTCTTCGCCATATCGTGACTTGTAGAAATCAATCATGTTCTGAAAGCGATCACCGTCAACCCAGTTTGTAAGCTGGGGCAGTGCGTACTTCCATAAGACCAAATAAACAGCAGATCGAGTCCACTGTGCTTCAGTCAATAAACTTGTATTTAGTTCGCCGGATATGCCGCGCTTTTCCCACCAACGATTGCGAATCTCTCTTTCAATATCTAACTGCGCCTTAGCGTGTTCGTCAGTGAAAGATAAAATTCCCAATGAAAGGATGTCGGGTACAATCTCTGCTAAATCTGAATCAGTTGAAAATGCCATGTTATACCTCAGTAAAAACCCACCCCCCGAAAGAGGTGGGCTTATTCTTACTTACAGTACGGAGTCAAAAGTCATCTTAACGCCGTAGCTATCGTCCAACTCGCCAACACCATAAATGGCAGTAGCGTTGAGTTCCCATGCGCGCAAAGATGCGTCACGCTGAGTCTCGATGTTGAAGTCACGCTTCATAGCGATAGCAAGAGCTTCTGGGGCAAATACTGCGCCAACAGAATCACCAGCACCGTCTACAGGTACGTTAGCTGATTCGTAAACATTGATGCCAGCGATAGTGCCGACATAACCGTTACGCATTGCTTCGTTCTGAAGATCGCCGCCGTTAGGGTTGGCAAAGCTGTTGGTCAGGTTAGCTTTCAGTGCATACGCTTGGTAAGGGTGTACAACGGCATTGATAACGCCAGTAACCTTGTTAGCGCGCAGAGTAGCAGCAGCCTTGAACAGATCAGCAACAGTGATTTCTTGACCAGCAGCACCAAGTGCGCCAGAGAAGCCAGCAAACAGAGCGATAAGGTCGGTATCCATTTTGGTAGCAATAGCGTTACCAAGAACAGTACCAAGCTCAACGGCTGGGTTGCCTGCACCGAATGCAGCCATATCAGTCAGAATGACCTGTGCGCCCACTTCACCAACAGCTACAGATACTGAGCTAGTTGATACAGCGGTTGAACTCATATCCGAACCTTCAGTTAGGCCAGCAGCAGCAATCGCTGGGTACTTAGGAACTTGGATAGTCTTACCGGCTTGTGCGCCGATGTCGTATTGGGTAACGAGGCCCATCATCAAAGATTGCTCCTCAGCGGTGAAACGCGCCTGAGCAATGATATTGACAAATAGATCGTCTAAAGTAGTTGAAGTTGTAGCAGCCATGAGTAAATCCTCAAATTAAATAGTTAGGGTAAAATTGGTTATTTAGGCGCTTTCTTTTTCATAGCAGCAAATGCTTCTTTGCCACCATCGTTCCAGTTAGCTACCATATCAGCCACAGATAAAGACTTCTGCGTAGAGCCACCAGCGTTACCTTGACTGCCAGAACCGCCTTGAGACGCTCTAACAAAGTGAGGATTTGCCGTTAAAAATTCTGCTACCAGCTCACCAGTTGACAACAGATTTCCGCTGTCGTTATACCGTGGTGTGCCATTGCTGTCAAGAACCTCAACGCTGCCATCATCAGACAGACGTAGATTGCTTCTCAACAGTGCAGATACTTGTTCAGGGTTTACAGCGTTGTTAGAACTTGCCGCGCTTAGTAAAGCACCGTCCACTAAAGTGGATTGCAGCTTGCTCTTGTATGCACTGATTTCCTGATCTTTCTTTTCTACTGTTTTCTTCAATACAGATTCAAAATCGCCGCGTTCCTTTTGTCGCTCAAGTTCAGCCGCTTCTTTGTCTTGAAGTAATTGTCTGGCTTCGCTTATATCAATGCCAGATAATTGCTTCTCAAACTTGCGCTGCTCTCGTGCAATACGGTCTGCAACAATTCGATCAAGTTCTGATTGCGAAAACATCTTACCCTGAGATTCTGTAGCCGTTGCCTCAGTACCAACTTCTGTTTCCATGATTTCATCGCTCATGTGACGTGCCTCTTACGAGTAGTGGTGAATTAAAATCTTATCATATATCTTGACTTATAACATTAAAGGTCAAAAACAGGTCTGAACCTGTGTCGGCAGTTATAACCGCCAGCACTAATGAAGGCGTTGCTATCTATCTTGCCAGTCCATTCGCCTTGCCAAATATCGGTAATCTCATCAATCGTATATGTCTTGTCCACATGCCTAGAACAGAACTCCCTCGTAGCTTCATCGTCTGGCCCGTGATATTTAAAGCTGGTCGCGCCACTCTCTAATGCGATCTTTGTATTGATTGATCGGTCAAACTGAAGCAGGGCATCGTGCAGTTGTTGGCTGGCGTAACGCCCCAGATCACCGCTAACGGCATTCCTAATGCTTTGAACACCAGCAGAGAATGAAACGCCTGTCAGGGTGTTGTCGTATACAGCCTTCGCTATGACATCAAGATA